TTTTTGTTGTTGTTGCTGTCGTTGTAGTTTTACGATCAGCTACTGGAGTAAAGTTATTTTGTGATGCTCTAGTATTAGGGTAAAGATCTGTCTTTCCACCTTGACCATAACTTGGGTCATCCCAGGGCATTCCTGAACTTCCTCCTCCTCCGACGCACATTATATTTCTTCCTCCATGATAGATTCAATGTATTCAATGACGCTTGCTTGACCTGCTCTATACATTATAGTTTCAACATCTTCTTTAGGATGAATTGGTTTCCATCCAAAGTTCTCTTTCAATCTAGTAAGTAGAGCATCGAGTCTTTGATTGTGAAGCTTAAGCGTATTTAGGGAGATTTGTGTTTGCATGTTCGAAAAATGCTGGCATACGTGCTCGCTGTGTCTCAGAAAATTCGGGAGCTTTTCCCTCATACATTAAGCGATCACTGGCATCCAGCCAAAATTTTTTGTCCAAATATTTATCGGTAGTATTTATACCTAAAGGCTCGAGTACCCAGTTAATGGTAGCTTTCCTAAGTTTATCAAGAGAAGAGCTAGCATGTAGATCCAGCTCCCTACAAACAAGGCTATTCGTAGCAACGTGGATTTGTTCATCTCTGGATATATCAGCTGATACTGTTCTGAGAGCAGCGTCACCATTAAACCTAAAGAAAGGAAGTAAAACAAAAAATACAGCTCGTTCTGCAACGAGAGCTTTGGTAATAGTGTGATCAGGGTGTGCAATCCATGCATCTCTTAATTTAATGGCTTCTTTTTCTGATTTTTCATCTGCACCATGAGCATCTACTATGTATTGTAGAGCTATATCGTGCCTTTCTTCGTCTTTTACGTTATCTTCAAGTAAGTATCTAGCGTTATCGGGAACAGTCTTCTCAAGACCTTCCGTGATAAAGGCACCAACTGGTAACTCCATATGACGTATTGCGAGAGCACGTCTAATGGTTTCTTCACTTCCATATTTCAATTCTCCAGCAGTAGGTTTTACGGGTGACCACTTTCTTTTTCTATTTAGTAGTTTCTCATAAGGATGTTGTCTCATCATTCTTGACAGTCGCAGGTTAACGGCTCAGGTTCACTGAGTATGTCCTGCAAGTAATCATCGACATCTGATTTATCTAATGCTGCATATGCATCTGTCTTATCTTGTGTGTCTCCCATCACTTGTAGGCTATAGTAAAGGGAGGTCTGGGGTGAGTCCAGCCACTCTTCCACGAATGCATTGTCGTAGGCTACTACATCACTCCAAGAGTTGAATGAGTATCCGTGAAGAAGTCCCGTATTATTATACATTATCATGATTTGGTCGGCTACTTTCTTGTAAGAATCCCAACCAACTTCACTGGCGATCTCTACATCACCATAGTTATATGTTTGTACTCCAAAGGTGCCGCTATCTCGATCTACAGTACGAGATATTGGAGGTGCGATTTCTGGTGTACTAGTGAATCCATCTAAGTCTTCACTTCTATAAGAGCATGAAGCAGTAGGAGCAATAGCAAATGCTCTTACCATATTATGCTCTCTAGCTATTTTTGCAGCTGCCTGGATACTCTGCTTCAGTTCTGTAGCTAAAGTACAGGCATAGCTTCTATCAGGTTCATCATTGTTAACCTTCTCTAGAGCAGCTCCAAACTGCTCATAGGTTAATCTATTTCGTCTAAGCCAGTTGGCCAAACCGAGCAATCCAAGACCGACCTGCCTGTCTGTATCACTTTTAAGGTATTCTCCGCTTGCTCCAACACCTGTCCTGCCATGGAGATTGCACAATTCGGACATACCATCAACGAAAGCCTTTTCCGTGTATCCGATTTCAACGGCACCGAGGTTGATATGTTCCAACAGGCATGTTCCACGTGAGGGCAGGTAAACTTCAAGACAGACGTTACCCCAAATTCTGAGTCCTTTTTCATCATATCTTATTTTGTTGAGCCAGATGTCTCCGGATTTGATTCCGTAAAGGATGGCGTCTCTAACTTCAGCTCTGGCGTCTCTCCAAGTTTCTCTAGTGAGGTTGACGCATCGTTTAATCCAGGCAAGTTCAGACCGATCAGTCCGCACGAACTCAAGGATATCGGGATGATTAATATCCAAGTGAGCCACGACAGCGCCGTTCTTATAAACGCCACCTCTTCTAAGTGTTTCATTTAAAGTAGAATAAATTTTTGCAAAGGATACGGGTCCAGACGCTGTAAGTCCTTTACCGTTTTCATGACCTCTAGGTCTTAATTTAGATAGGTGTACAGCACATCCAGCCCCATGTCTTAAAGCATGAGACACAAACCTCCAGCTTGCCTCGATGCCGTCGGCTCCTTCCATGGAGTCCTCAACGACAAACACTGTACAGCTCACTGGGAGTCTAGATTCTGGGTTATCCAACCATGATTGGACCCGACCAGTGCGGGAGATAGGTTCTGCAGTCATTTTAAATAATATCAGATAGATCAGGTGGTTTGTAATTCGGTCCTTTTAAGACCTTTCCATCTTCTCGATATATTGGTTTACCGTCCTCATCGAGCTTGGACATGTTACTTTTGTGTACTCGATCTAGTGCTTCATCTAAAAACCATCCCATATTAGCAGCATATTGATAGCATACATAAACTAGGTCAGCTAGTTCTTTTAGACAATGCTCTTTAGGTGGACTTCCAGATCGAAATAAATCTCCTTCAGCTTCTAAGAACTCTTTAAATTCTTCAACAATCAGATTTTTTTGATATGATCTGGTTGTACGTTTAGGACTGTTTTGGATCTGATATTTCGATCGGAATTCCTTCGCCTGCTCGGATAGAAAGGTTTTCTGCATGTTCTAGTTCGTTTTCTAGGTAGTGGATTGCTTTTTCTAAGTCTTGCATCTTGCTATCTTTATAACCTGCTCTGCAGATATATTTTATAGCATTACCAAGATGAAAGTTTAATTCTTGTTCTCTAATAAAATCCCAAACATCGGTAGAACCTCGTTGGTAGTAGGTTGGACCTTTGGCCATTTGTTAACTAAATTTGTTATTGAATTAGCCATTACAAAGTTTTGTTTTTGTAAAGCTAGAAATACAGTGATGACATCTTTTATATCAACGTCACCACTATTTAATCTTAACTCAAGTTGCCTCATCTTTAGATCTTGTTCCATCGTTAATTTCGTAACTGGAGGAGGCGGTCCAAAGTTTAGGTTGTTTTCGTTTGAAGTCATAATCATCCACGGTTAAAATACGAGCTAATCTAGCGTTTACTAACGCATCTTCTTCAGTCAAACCTTTATCTTTAAAAGCACTGACTACTGTCTTCCAAGAGCATCCTTGCTCTTTGAACAGAGTTTCAGCTCGTTTGACTCCGATTCCAGGGACTCCGCCATATCCATCAGTTTGATCTCCAGCAAGGGTTTGAGTAAGGTGCCAAGTTGCTCCGCTCTTAGGCGTGATTGTGAATGTTTCATCAAAGTTGTATAACTGTCCAGGTATCTGTCTCATGTCCTTATCAGGTGAAACAATCATATTACCTGGGTTTTTAGTAGCATATACTCCCATCGCATCGTCAGCCTCAAGTGTAGGCATGATTACGACCTTGTATTCTTCTTTTAATTTGTTGATAACTCTTTTATAACCGCAAGGTTTCTTACGATTACGGTGACCTTTATATCCAGGTAGTATATCTTTTCTAAAGTTTTTACTATCTGAGAAGAATAATATTACAGAAGAGAATGAGCCGAATTTGTTTTCAAGTTTGGTGATCTCTCGCTTTGCTGCGCCATATGCGTCACTGAAGTTACTGGTAACAAGAATAACATCGTCACCAAAATCAACTTCATTTTCTGCCGCTGCACATGCTTTGTAGACGATGAAATCTGCATCAATTAATAGTTTCATAAATTAGTGGGTTTCAGCCCAGTTCAAGCCTTCCTTGGCTTCAGCAGCTACAGGGCATCTCATTTTGTAGAACTCACCAGCTCGTACAGCTGATAGCTCTAGTAAGAACTTTAAGTCCTTAACGTCTTCTTCTTTGCATTCAAATTGTAGTTCATCATGAATGAATGCAAGTTGTCTAGCATCTTTCGGTAAATGTTCATTAGTTAATACCATCCATTTCTTTGCTAAAATCGCTGACGATCCTTGGAGAAGGTAGTTTAATGCCTTATGTCCTTTGTCAACGAGGATCTTACGATTATCCAATCCACGTACATAACCTCTCTCACTAGCTTTGTGTACTGCTTCCAGCAAACTAGAAAGACCTGGTATGGCTTCGATATAAGCTTTGCGGATCTCCTTACCTTTCTTCCTCGCCTTCGCTTCTGGTAATTGTTTATCATAACTATGACCTATTTTTATATCACCTGCACCGTAAAGGAATGCATAGGTAACAGTCTTAACTAATTTCCTACTGATGCCTATTTTATCTGCATTCTCCTGATGGATATCTCCATTAACTAGAACCTTTGCATATCTACCTTCATCATATCTAGCCAGGTAGTGAGCAAGCATTCTTAGTTCAATTCCAGAAAGGTCTGCTGATGCCATTCTGTAACCAGGAGAAGCAGTAAATAAAGCTCTAAATCTAGAGTCACTAGGGACTTGTGCTAAATTCGGAGTACGGTGAGCACATCTAAAAGTAGATGTGGCTACTGAACAATGATGATGTATCCTAGACTTCGTACATAGCTTCTGCCATGCGTTCACGCCTTCGGATATCATCCCTAACTGCTTCGTCAGATCCAGTAGTCTTAGAAAACTCAGAGCTATATCCGTCCCAATATCCTTGAGAACAGTTTCGTCTATCACGGGCTTCCCTGTCAAGGTCATTGATAAGGGAGTCCAGCCATAATGTGTTTGTAGTATCCATGATATGTGATCCCTAGATGTAGGGTTCAGCTCTTTTAGTTTTGTAAGTGGACAGCCTTCGACGTACCCTTGGCGGCTATTATTTCTTTTAGGAGTAAATTCCTGTCCTGCGACGTAAGGGTGCCTGTCTCGTAATACCTGAGTAGTCTCTTCATACTCAGTTCTGAGAGAAGACTCAAGTTGCCGTGCAGCATGTTCGTCAAAATACCATCCATTGATTTCTTGTTGTGTGAGTATTTCTGCTACCTGATGCTCTAACGAGATCCATTCAGGTAGGGCTGAAAGTGTTCGCATAAGCTTTTAGTAACATTTACATCTTGTTTGCAGTAATCTTCCATCTCTTGAGACCATTCTTTCCAATCAGTAGTCTTACTGAAGTTGCCTTTATATTCGCCTAAGCGATAGCCGTATGCCTCAAGTGAATGTCTGCCATATAACTGCAATGGCATGTGATTCCAGTTGTGTCTTTTATCTATATCGAGTAAATTCGGATGATATAAGCGAGATAAAAGAAGAGTATCGACAATAGTCCCAGAAGGATTAAACCAACTGTGGAGCTTTTTAGCAATAGGTAAATCAAAGCCGATAATGTTATGACCAACCACAACATCGGCTGTTTCAAGCCATTGTAAAGCACGTACAATAGGCGATGACATACCCTTACCAGGACATTCGTCATTGAATGTTTCTGTGTAGTTATCCTTGACCCAATGGAGTGCAATACAGTGAATACGTGTAGCATTATTTAGAAGTCCGTTTGTCTCCATGTCGAAGATTATCGCCCCGACTCCATTGGTAAGTCTTGTCAACGAACTTGGCTTTTTCAATTGCTTCTGTGCTAGGTGGGTTAGGTTTTTTTAGTTGATTTTCCCAGTGTTTCTCAGCATCCCATTTCCTCATATGAGCATTCCACGGGTGTTCCCATATTCTTTTATCAGAAATCTGTTGCTGGGTTAAATCCTGAGTCGGTCGTAACTTCATGTTCATTAAATCTGCAAGTGGATAAATCGTAGTCTAACTGACACGCTACACCAACCTCGCCTGAATATCTATTTTTAAGGACTCTAACAGTCGTAGAGCTTCGTTCGCCTCCGCTCTGCTGATCTCTCTCGAGTGCAATGACCGAGTCAGAAATTTGAGCGATGGAATGAGATCCTCTAAGCGAGGACAAACTAACTCTTCCTCCTTCTTCGTGCGAAGTCCTATCATTTCCTGTTCTCCTTAAATGTGATACTAAAAATAGTGCTATGCCAGTACGTTCTACTAGACTACGTAGGCGTGTCATGGTGGTGTCTATCATGCGTCGTTCATCTCCTTCTAGACCACTAAGTAATATACTTAAGTGATCGAGGAATATAACACGACACTCCAGTCCGGTTGCCAGGTATTCGATTCTATTATAGATGATATCTGGATCAAAACTTCCAAAACCATCAAACAAATAGAGATTCCAATTGGCAACAGAATTTGAGAAGGCTTCAGTAAGTTCTTTTTCACTGTGTTCTCCTAAATGTAAGTTCTTACCTACAGCTGTGGACATTAATCCAAGGGCTGTTCTTCTATTACTTGCTTCAAGCTCCAAGATCCCAACATGTTCATTTTTGTTGAGCAAGTCAGTTGCAATGTGACGCATGATTGAGGTCTTTCCTGAGCCAGAGCCAGCACAAAATGTTGTAAGCTCTCCATACCGTATCCCGTGAAGCTTCTCGTTAAGTCCTTTGAATGGATATTCATGGTCGAAAGGTGTTTGTGGTGTGGTAACAGTACTTAGTAGTGCCTTGCCATCAATAATGCCATCAGGTCTATACGGTTTAGCTTCCCATATAGCCTTTCGAATCGCTTCAGCATCGTTAGCTTGTAAAGCCTCTGATGCGTCCTTGTAACCCTCGAGGCGAGCAATCTTGACCTTGCCAGGTGGTAGGACGCTAGCCGCCTCCTCCGCTGCCTTACGCCCTGCGTCATCCCCATCGAAAAAGAGGACGATCTCTTCATATCCTTGGAAGAGCGGTATCTGTTTCTGTACATCTTTCTTAGCTGAGGCTGCACCATGTGGTAAAGAAACCATTGGCCAACCAGACATGGCTTCGTACCCGCTGGCTGCGTCTAGTTCCCCTTCAAAGACACATATTCGTTTGCCAGTACTAGGAAACCTATGCTGTGCAAACATTGTATCAGTAGTAGCTCCTTCATATCTGAAGTCCTTACTCTTGGTTTTTATCTTAACTCCTTTTAATACTCCATCCTCACTAAAGTACGGAAACCTTAATTCATTTCCGTCCCTGTATATCTGAAAGAAGGAGTTAGTCTTCTCTGATATATTCCGTTTCTGCAACCGTTCGGCTGATCCTTTGAGGTGGACAGTCTTTGACATTTTGTGATTGTGAACATTGTCTTGATCACCTGGTGTTCGTGCATGACACACGAAACAAAAGGTGTGACCATCAGAGTACAACGACCTAGCATCTGATGATCCGCAATTATCGCATGGCTCATGCCTTACGAATTCGCTAGTAGTCATTATATTAACCAATCAAGAGGTATGTTATGGTACGAAGTCCAAGGTATATCATGTTTTTCACACCATTGAGCATATGTCGTTTTACTCTTCTTAGTTATTTTGTTGTAGGGTGACTGGAAGACCATCCTTAAATCTAAGTCTGGATTGTCCCTTTTAACAGCAGCAACCTTTCGTCTATCCTCCGAGGACCAGTATCCCTTTGTTTCAAGGTAAACATGGTTAGGAAGAAGAAAATCAGGAGTGTAATTATGCTGAATCGTATAAGCCACCTTGTGAGGTTCATATTTATATGTTATACCAAGCTCTGAGAGCAGGGATCCTACCTGCTCCTCAAGACCTGATCTGAATTTAGAAGTCTTCTTCTTCTTCATTAGTGGAGGGTGTTACGTTAGGGTCACCAGTCTTGAAACCTGATGTAGTACCGAATAATTCAGCTACTGCGTCAGCATCTAAATCTCCAGTGTCAACACCTGCATCTCCTTTTACTGAGACAACTTGTACACCAACCAACTTAAGGCTACTACCATAGGTAACCCCATCCCGTAGAATGTAAGGCTTTTGATAGAAACCCAATTTAACAGTACTTCCTGCATAAAGAGGTGTTTTCTCGTCAGTTACTTGTGTGCCTTCAGTGTCTACCACTGGAGGACGATTGTCTTTATTCCAAGAGAATTTGATTTTATACTTGCCATCTGAAACTTCTTCCCATGGCTCAGGCTTAAGAGTGGATCTCTTAGGATTCTTGAGTTTTGACTCTGCCCACTTAAGGACATCAGCCCTTTCACTCTCTAAAGTGTCGATGGTTTTTTCATCAACAATAGCCGATAGAGAATAGCCAAACTTACTAGGTGCTAGTATAGCTTGGAATCCTTCTAAAGTTACAGGTTTGTCAGTAGTATGTATTGTTCTAGACATCACACTCAGCTCCGTCTAATTGATCTAGATCCTTTCCAGGCTTCTCGTCTTTCAATTGACTAGCTAAAGATGAACGATACTCGTTTAGTTCTTCGATACGGTTATCAAGAACTTTCAGTTGATTCTCCTTAGCCTCTCTCTCAGCTTGTTTAAGTCTCTCTTCTGAGACAACAATAACTCGAGTGGGTGCAAAAAAGCTATCAAATAATGATGGGTAAAGCATTAGCAAAAAAAGTAAGTTGAGTCAATCACGGATTCCGGTTCAAGGTCTCCTATGATCGGTGGTTCAGTTTCCGCTCCTATCTGTTGAGCGAAGTCGGTTAAGTAGTCATGCTTAGCAAAGAGATGCATATAAGTCTCCCTAACTAGCGATGACAGGATTGACATATCTGTCGCTCTACATAATACACTGTCATGTATTAGAGCGATGGGATGTTTAAAGCGCATCGTAGCAATATGTAACAATGATGCGTCTAAGCTGTGGATTAAGTTTGGTGCAGTAGCAGCCTTATGTCGAGCTCTATCAACCTTGTCAGTATCATCAGTAGCTACCCTTATTTGGCATCTACCTAGAAGCTTAAGATCTAAGACCTCTACCTTCTTCTTCATTATCTTTTGAGAGACAACAAAGCCAGATGGTGTTTTCCATTTAAGCTGTCTTTCACCTCTATCAATAGCTTTAGCTACTTCATCTTCAATCCATTTCATTACATTCATAGGTCCAGGTACTACGTTATACATAGCACTCCTGACCGCCTGAACAGTCATAGTTAGTTCATCTTTATCAATGTCTAACTCTTTCTCTAACAACGCATCCTTGATATAGGTACGGTTAGAATAAGGTTTA